CTATTCGTCTACTTTGTGGGTGTTAGGTGTCTGGTATTCATCGACATCTAGGTGGAACTTTTGTTCGCACACACCGCACACGATGTCATCGCAGAATGAACTTCCGCCTTCCGATGAATACTCCTCGATGTGCTCCTTGAGACATAGAGGGCACTCCACGCTAACGCTGTAATCCTTAGCGTCAATGCCCGAGCCATACCAGTATCCCATTAGCGTGCCCACTTTGGTGCTAATGCGTATTCGGTATCTAGACATTCATCGCAAGATGAAACCTCGCCACCCTCAGGACCAACAGAGAAACCCTCGTGCTTTTCCCAAAGACTTGCTGGTTGTGGTTGTTCGCAGGTGTCACACCATACGGCTAGTTCCATACCCTTGTAACCCTTGCAAGAGAAACAAGCGTAAGCGTCCAAGTCGTTTTCTAGTGAACAGAACACGCAAAGTTTGACCTCTGCCAAGCCCTCCACGCGGTGCATGAATGATGTGTAGCCTAGTTGCTTGTGCTTCATTTTTTACCCCAATCTGTCGGTGACCCAATGTCTGCCGACACCTTCAATTATGCCAGATAGTAACGACAAAGCGCCAGCCCCAGAGCGTGTTACTAAGTGAACTTCAGGTGAACACCCCCCCACGGTTAGGTGAACGCCAGGTGAACAAGGGGGGCCAGTGCATCCCCATTGCCAGGTCAATTTTTTTGGAGGCAGTAGCCTGTTTTTGACACAGTAGCCTAGGAAGCCGTAGGAGCCGCGTAGGCGGGTTTAGCGGCTTGGCTGGGTGAGCGCTTGGTCGGGGGAACGATATGGGCTGTAGAGCGGGCATAGCCTATTGCTATAAGTTAGAATTCATAGCTTCCTGCATGAACGTAGGAAATATTTGAATAGTAGAATCATCTATTTGATTGGAATAGCTGTGTCTGCTGCGCGCCGACCTGCACTTAGAGACTTTACACATCCACACACACGGTGTACTGGTTCGACCTTCCAGGCTTTTAGCCTTTGGCTGTCAGCCACCCCTGCCATAATGGAGGGATGGAACCTCTCCCAGCTCAGATGCTATCCGCTACCGCCACTGGTATCACTGCGGGCAACGCCGAGGGCCCTTTTAGCAAGGGTGTAAGTACCCAAAAAAAGCCCATTTTTGGAGCTAATAAAATTAATGATGGCATTTATACTGGACCTAAGGGTGCTTATGGTCGGTATACCACATCCCCCGCTGCATCAGATGTAGCCAAAACACCTTAAGGAAATAATGGCTGAAAAGAAACCAGCGAAGAAGGCTAGTACCAAGGTAGCCACTACCAAGGATGGCAAGAAGGTCTACGGGCCGTTTAAGGGAAGCGCCGCCAATGGTGGACGCCCTATCTACTCAGTTGTGAACAAAGATGGTTCGCGCACCACTATTAACAAGGCGCGCTTTGACCACGAAAAGCAGACTGGTAAGAAGCTCCCTAAGAACGTGGATGTTGACCACAAGGACAATAACCACAATAATGACTCTAAGGGCAATCTACGTGCTCTTCCTCATGGCAAAAACACTGCCAAAGAAAACAAGCGCCGCGCAGGCAAAAAGGAAAACGACAAGTGAAGCCATCAGACGGTCAATTTGAAATGACAAGCAGTGGAGATGTTAAGCACATCTCCTCTAAGGGTGTTTCTGACGTTAGCCCAGAAAGCCTATTTATCCCTGTAAGCCACACTAGCCCTACTGGTAAAACGCACCACATGACTGCGCTTGGTGAAAGCGGAGTAGAGTGGCACCGTGGACAGACTCCTAAGGGCTGGACTTTTGGAAGGCACGACGGTAAATAATGGGTAAGATGTGGAAGTACGAGCCTGAAGACTTTGACGATAACGGCAACCGCAAGGATGGCAAGGACAAGCCTGCTAAATCGCACCGTGACTCACGTCAGTTTAAAGCTTACGTTCCTTCAGCTGGTAAGGGCTTTGAGGGCGGCATTCCTACTGATAACGATGGAAACGCTATCCACCCAGAGCCACAGGGTTACATCAAGCAGCCTAAGCGTAGTAAGTATGATTACTAATGAAGGCTAAAGAATCTCAGTTCCCTGAAGGCGAGCACGACTACCACGCTCATGGTAGTGAGTGGACACACGAGGCGCTAGAGGCTTACAAGGCTGACATGGAAGAAGAAGCTAAAAAGCCTAAAAAGGGTACACTTCCTAATAGCTACCTTCCTCCTAACGCCGCCCCATTTTAGTAAGACAGCGTCACTTAAAACCGCGATACTTGAGTTGGGCGTAACGCGCACACGCTCTTTTTTAATCTCTAGAGAAAAAGGAAATCATGCCAACAAATAACGTAGGCGACCCACAGGACAGCGGTATTCTCGCCCCTGTGACAATCCAGACTATCAATGGTGCAGTCACTAACAGCACCAGCATTACCCTAGCTGCCAGCAACTCCTCTATCGTAGTAGGTCAGGTTGTTCAGGGCGCAGGTGTACCAAACGCAAACGGTATTACAGGTCCAGTAACTGTTACTGCTATCAACAGCACCTCGCTGACTGTTAGCTCGCCTGTAACCCTACTAGACAAGACTCCACTTACTTTCCTAGGTTACAGCAACAACAACGTTGCTGTTGACTTCGTATGGAAGAACATTCCTATCCAGCCAAACGATGACCGTGCAGCTACTGTAAACGCAACTGGTGGTTCTGTAACTGGTAGCATCACTGCTGCTGTAGGTACTGGTTCGGTTGTAACTTACACTGCTACCAACACCCTATCGGCTGGTCAGATTGTAAACGTAAGCGGTCTAACCACTTACTCGGTAGTTATTCCAACTGCAGGTAACAGCACTCCTGCTTCTGCTGGTGTTATTACTCTAGCTACCACAGGTTCGCACAACCTAGTACCTGGTCAGACCGTTGTTCTAACTGGTCTAGTTCCTACCGCTTACAACGGAACCTACGTTACCCAGTCGGGTACCACTGGTTCGACCCTAGTTGTTAACGGTTCGGCTACTGGTGCTATCACCACTGCTGGTTCGGTATTCAACAACATGTACAACGGTCAGAACCTAGTAGTAGCTTCGGCAACTAGCTCGGCTTTCACTGTAAAGAGCATCGTTGGAACTGTTAACCAGACTGGTCAGAGCGGTACCTTCACCACTGTTGGCGACAAGAGCTGGTCTGCAACTACTCCAGTTGCATCGTCTCGTCTAGACCCATCATTGTCTTACCACGCTCAGGTAGAGGGTCTCTGGGGTAACTTCCCAGCTTCCTACGACCGCGTTGCTACCATTACTGCTGCAACTGGCGATGGAACCTACGTTCTATACACTGGTCAGAACAGCTTTGCTGCTAACCAGGTTGTAACCATCTCGGGTCTAAGCAACACCGCATTCAACCTAGCTGCTCAGACTGTTGTAGCTGCTGCACCTACCTACTTCATCGTAGCTAACGCAGCTGGCTCGGGTGTCTCGATTAGCGGTCAGAGTGGTTCGGCTACTATCCGTTACTCGGACCAGTACAACTACCAGGTAACCGCAGTTTCGGGTAACGGTACAACCATTACCTACACTGCTCAGAACAACTTGATTGCTGGTCAGTCGGTAAACATCACTGGTCTAACCAATGGTGCTTTCAACCTATCGAACGCTACTGTTGCAACTGCTAACGCTACTTCGTTCACTGTCACCAACTCTGCTGGTTCGGGTGTCTCCCTAACTGGTCAGACTGGTAAGGCTGAGAACTACCTAGCGCTAAGCAACTACGACGGTGCTTACTCGTCTGGTACTGCTTATGTAGCTGTTCCTAACGTAGTTGGTCAGACCCTTGCTAACGCACAGGACGCTCTACAGGACCGCGGTATTGAGTTGGCTAACATCTCGGCTGCAACTGCTACCACAGCATCGTCGAAGAGCGTGACAGTTATCACCCGTACCGCTGGTACTTCGCTAGCTGTTCTAACTGCTGCTACCCACGGTTTCGTAGTTGGTGACGTTGTAACCATCGCTAGCTCGACTGTTACTGGTCTAAACGGTGACCGCACTGTACTATACGTACCTACCGCAGGTACCTTCGTAGTATCGGGTGACGCAACCACAGTAGCTGCTTCAGGTACTGCGACTGCAATCGGTAAGGTTGGAACTGTACACGCTACAACTCCTGCCGCTGGTACTGCAAGCGTACTAACCACTGCTACCCTAACTTACAGCCTCTGGGCCTAATAGTTAACGAGAAAACCCCAGCCGATTGGCTGGGGTTTTTTCTTTTACCGTGAAGAGTTACAGTGCATTACAGTAGCCTTTAAGTGTATGAAGTTCACTTATTTCGGAGAGTCGCTAATAACTCTTCCAGCGGCAAATCGTAGCCAGCAAGTTTTGGTTCTTTGCCAAGCATCCAATCTAGGATGTCGTCAAAATCACGCACCCAATATGGGGCTTCTTCTTCATGCTTACTTAACTCAAGCTTTGCGAGTTGTGCGTGACGTGCTGCTTTCAGCAGGTATCTATAAGCCAAAAGATGATGGTATTGAACGCTTGAGTGGATTCTATCTTCACTCATCCCCCCAGAATACAGGTAAAGGATAAAGAATGACCGTTAAAGTCTATAACGAATACGATGCCCGCTTTAAGTGTGCGGAATGTGAAAAGTATTACGTAGTACCATCTTTAGCCCGCAACTGCGAACGTAAACACCTAAACTAATATTATGGCAAATAACGTAGAAGGCGCTGCAGCGTCAAATGTATCCAAGAGCGTACCTACCGCTAACCTTGGTCAGATTGGCTTGATGGGCCTAGTCAATAAGTGGATGAACCCTGACAAGGGCGGAAGCCAGGGACAGCAGTTTAAGGGTCCTCGTACCGCAGCTAGCTACCACAACGAAAACACCATGAAGAACTTGGACCTTGGCCGCTACCAAGAAGCTACTATTCATGACTTTCAGCTTAATGAAGGTGCTAAAAACGCTCAGCACCTACGCAGCGAAAATGTTGCAGATAACGCTCATCTGCGTGCTAAAGACATGGTTGGTCATCTAGCTGGCGCTGCTGGAAAAGGTGCTAACGTTACTCACGTAAAGGCTTATGGTCACGAAGCTCGTTTTGAGCACCCAAAGCCTCCTACTCGTAATAACGGTACTACCACTTCTAAAGGTAAACCAGCCGAATTTAAAGACCCTATGCCAGTAGCATCTCTTCCTGGTGCTGGCGGTAAGCGTGTTGCTAATCCTGATTACCAAGCTTGGGCAGGCAAGCGAAATGCCGTTAATGCAGAGCGTACTGCAGGTAACGCTGCTCCTATTGCTCGTCCGTCTAAGCCTGGAAAAGCTCCAGTAGTTCCTAAGGCATAATGATACCTAGTCGTAGTCGTGAGTTTAGGGATGCTATAACTAGAGCCAATGGCGCTCTACCTGGCATCCCTACTCAGGCTATGCAATGGGGTCGGTGGACTCCATGAGAAAATCAGAGTTTAAAAAGGCAGTATCTAAAGTCATTACTGTAAATGACACCCGTTTCGGCATTCGCAAGCTACCACAGAACCAGCTAGAAAAGCCCTCTGTATTTGTATACGCAAACCCAGGCCGTGCTTGGTGGGGCTCAAACTAATATTTACGCTATACTTAAATAGCATTTGAAAGGAACCAAATGGCTACTTATACCCCAGTTCGCATGGCGGGCCCAGTTGCGCTTACTACTAGCGCCGTCACTGTCTACACCGTAGGCGTTGGTAAGACCGCTGCTTCTAAGCAGTTTATTTTCAGCAACACCAGCGCCTCCGCTGTTAACGTCACTCTTAACCTTGTTCCTAATGGCGGTTCTGCATTTGCAGTTCTAACCACCACTAGCGTTCCTGCATACAGCCAGCTTATCTGGGCAGCTGACATTCCTCTTATTGCTGGAGATGCCTTCCAGGCTCTTGCTAGCACTGCTGCCGTAGTTAACCTAATCATTAGCGGAATTGAGATTCAGTAATGGCTCAGGCAGGTACTACTAAAGTTTATGGTGTTAACACCGTTGTTGCAGGTAAAGTAAACGCCAGCGGTGTAGACCGCACTATTTTTGTCGGCTCTACTACTCCTACTGGAATGGCTACTGGAGATATCTGGATTCAGGTGTAGTCTATGACAATGGCATTTGGCGGTTCCGTAGCCATATCGTTTTCTAACATAACTACTACTAGCGCTGATGCGCTTGTATCTGTAAGCGGTGTACCTTCTGGAAACTACGCTTGGAGTTTTAGCACTGGTGTTTCTGGCGGAGGGTCTACTTCTGGCGGTAGCGATGGATTTTTTAGTACCCCTAGCGGCTCATTTTTAATTAATATATCTGGATTATCTGCGTCTACTGCTTATGTATTTACGGTGTATACTGCTGTAAATGCTGGTAACGCCTCTACTATATTTACTGGCTCTTTTACCACGTCAGCTCCCGCTCCCACTACTTACTCAGGTTCATGGAATCTTGGGGGAGGGTCTGGCGGAGGACCATACCCAACTAGCGTAACTATTGGCAGTTCTATAGCCGCCCCTACCAGCAACCCTACGCTTAGTGGCTATGTATTTAACGGCTGGTCTGTGTCGTTCCCGTACACCCCTACCAGCAGCGGTTGGACAATCAGTGCTTACTGGACACCTTATGTACCGCCTCCAACTTACCCACCTGCTACTTTTACTGGAACAGTAGGTAATGGAACATCGGGCACTGCATACTCTGCTACTGTCACCACTACTAACATGAATTATTCTGGTACTTGGTCATCCAGTACGGGACTACCAGCAGGTTTAAGCTGGAGTAACACCGCAGGCTCTAATACTAATACGCTTTCTGGTACCCCAACTACTACTGGTACTTATAACTTTAGTACTACTGCTACTAATAGCTATGGCAGTCAAACAGGTAACTACGCAATTACAATTGCTGCTCCTACTACATTTCCTCCAGTATGGTCAGACAACGTATTGGCTAACTTTGTAGTAAATAAGTCTTATAGCGATGGCGTTACTGCTACTAACATGTCAGCTTATAGCGGAGTTTATTCAATAAGCGCTGGTTCACTTCCAGCAGGTATTTCGTTTAATACCTCTACTGGGGCTGTTACAGGCACTCCTACGGCTGCTGCTGCCTACTCATTTACTATTACTGCTACTAACACTTACGGCACTATTAGTCAGGTGTTTAGCGGAAATGTTAATGGCGGAATGTCTTACTACGATGGCTCAGTATTTACTAAGAAAACCGTTAAATACTATAACGGAAGCGCTTGGACTACTGGCACGGTCTATGTCTATAACGGCTCTTCTTGGGTAGCAACTCAGTAACTTTAACGGGACATAATAAAGCCGTATGTGTCACACTTTTAAGTGTACTTGTAAATCTACACATAGGCAAAAATGACACCTCAAATCATCGAGTGGGTATCCCTGCTAGCGGCAGTTTCTACCATCCTCGGGTTTTTAAGCAACTATTTTGCTAAGTCAATAAAAAGAAATACTGACGAAGCTATCGCAAAAGTTGTCAAAGATTACCTATCGGAACTTAAGCCAAATGGCGGAGGCTCTATGCGCGATGAAGTAAAGAGCATTAGAGTTGAAATGAGTGAAGTAAAGATAGATGTTGCTCGCCTAGAAGGTAAATTTGAACAGCACATCGCAGAACAACCTAAATAGTCTGCTAAAATAAATAAGTATTATCTAATCATCTAATTAAGGTTTAACATGAAATGCTTTAATTGCAGCAACACTGCTCTTTACCACGTAAATGACCCTGAGGCAAGTGAAGTTTACTACTGCTCTCTATGTCTACCAGTTCACCTAAAGACCCGTGCTGATAACGGCGATTTTGACTTTGCAGTAGAAGCTCCAGCCCCTGCACCAACTTCAAGCAAGAAGTCTGCTCCTGCAGACCCTGCACCAACCGAATAAGGAAATAATGTCAAATCACGACCAAGTAACCCGTAACATTTACGGCGACGCCGTAGCTCCAGTAGCCGCTCCTGCAGTAGAAATCGAACCTGTTGTTGAAGCTCCAGTAGTAGAGGCTCCAGTAGAGGAAGCCCCAGTGGCTGACGCTGCTCCAGTAGTAGACGCACCAGCTAAGGCCGCTGCTACTAAGTAGTCCTCATGCGCGTCACACAAGTCGATGCAATTCAAGTTCACTATATCCCTAGCAGACCATATGCTGCTAGGGATATAGATGAGCTGCTCCCACGTGAGCTATTTACAACTGAAATAACTGAAGAGTATGAAAGCGCTGACGATGAAGGCGGCTCACATTTAGCCCCAGGCGCTACTGCACAAAACAACTATAATCCGATTAAGTTTTACCGCTGCCGCCATTGCAATGGTCGTGTAGGCGAAGATGAACTGGACTTACACGTCTGCGAGGACTAAATGGCTACAAGAGGTCTTAACTCTGGCTGGAACAGAGACTGGTCTAAGCAATCTGAAGCAGACCAGCGCGCCACAGACCGAGCATTTGCATCTTGGACTGGCACCTCTTTTGAGGACGCTTCCAATGACATGATGGATACTGGGTATAACGACCCAGAGTTTGAAACCGCTAGCTTTAGCATGTCTCCTACGCCTTCTACAAACCCCAAACGCCCGCGAACTACTAGCGCTGGTTACGACTATTCCACTGAAACTATGACTGTAGTATTTCGTGACGGCACTTGGTGGGAATACCGAGGAATCTCTAAAGATATGTGGGAAGAGTTTAAAATGTCCCCGTCTCCTGGTAAATTTTTGCGAGAGTCTGGTCTAGACTCATGGGATGATATGGGACCTGCTAATGTGGGTGCTATGCCAGCTCACCGTCGTGTTAAAATAAATGAAAACGCCGCACAGGCATCCCGACTATACGGAGATTAAATTGCTATCAATCGGACCACTATTCGTTAATACTATTAAACTTCATCACCCTATCCGCCCTGTATTTGAGTGGGGCTGGACTCAGGAAATAGATAAGCCTTACCGCAAGAGCAAAACTTGTCTGGTTATTTGGATTCCTTTTGTACCTCTAGCCCTAGCCTTTGGCGTATGGGGAGAACCACAGACCCGCGAAGATGTAAACAAGGCTATGGGCATTCGTGATATAGCTCAGTTCAGTGACCTACCTGTAGGCACTATGAGCAAGGATGTCAAAGAGTGGTAAAGTTCTGGAAAAAGAAGCAGACTTGGGATAAGCCCTTCTCTGAGAAGATTGCCAAGCGCATTGCGCGCATTCCTACTGGTCAACTAGCGATGTGGGCTGACCAGTCTCTGTACGGCATTGGAGTGCAAATACGAGCTGTAGAGACTAACGCATCTATAGAAGCTCTCACGGAGCTGTTAGAGGGCGCTGAGGCCCTACACGCTGTAGTCTATGAACTAAATAAAAGAATGCGCTCTACGCTATAACACTTTAATATTTAGATGTGCTATGCTTATCTTGCCAACTCTCCTCCTCCCGTGTGGCAACTTAAACAGCCTTGAGTCAGTTTGGCTCAAGGCTGTTCTATTTGTAAGGTACTAGATGAGCAACATAGACGATTTCTACGAAGAAGATTTTGAACCAATCTCTGAAGAAGGAACTACCTTTGAAGAGCCTGAGGATGCCGTAGATGAACTAACTAAAGAATTCGTGGCAGACCTCATCGATAAGATGATGATGTTCATGGTTGCCCTAGTGGGACATGACCTGCACCCATACCAGAAGCCCCTAGCGCGCCGTATCATGGAGTCCGTCATTATTAATGATGGCGAGGAGATTACCGCCCTAGCCGCTCGTCAGTCGGGTAAGTCTGAGACCGTAGCGGATACTGTGGCTACTCTAATGGTTATTCTTCCACGCCTAGCTGCCATGTTCCCTGAGCTGCTTGGTCGCTTTAAAGATGGGCTATGGGTAGGGCTATTCGCTCCTACTGAAGGTCAGGCTGAAACTCTATTTAGCCGTGTTATTACTCGCCTTACCAGTGACCACGCTCTTGCTGTGTTGGGAGACCCTGAGATTGACGACGAGGCTAAGAAGGTAGCTGGCGTTACCAAGCAGGTAAAACTACTTAAGTCTGGCTCCTCAGTAATGATGATGACAGCCAACCCAAAGGCAAAAATTGAATCTAAGTCCTTCCACCTTATCCTTATTGATGAGTGTCAGGAAGCGGATGACTTCGTAGTATCAAAGTCTATTAGCCCGATGCTTGCGTACTATGCCGGAACTATGGTTAAGACTGGTACCCCAACTACGCACAAAAACAATTTTTACAAGGCTATTCAACTAAATAAACGCCGCCAGACCGCTAGAAATGCTAAGCAAAATCATTTTCAGTGGGACTGGCGAGACGTAGCCAAGATTAACTCTAATTATCAGACTCACATCAAGAAAGAAATGCTCCGTATTGGTGAGGACTCTGATGAGTTCCAGATGTCATATAACTGCAAGTGGTTACTTGAGCGTGGTATGTTTGTAACTTCTGGTGTCATGGATGAGCTTGGAGACACTAGCCAAGAGGTAGTTCGAGCTTGGAACCGTAGCGAAGTTGTAGTAGGTATTGACCCTGCTCGTAAAATGGACTCTACAGTTGTCACAGTAGTGTGGGTAGACTGGGACCGCCCAGATGAGTTTGGTCTATACGACCACCGAGTGCTTGACTGGCTAGAAATTCAAGGCGATGACTGGGAAGACCAGTATTTTAAGATTCTTGACTTCTTGGCTAACTATAAAATTTTTGCCGTAGCTGTAGACGCCAATGGTGTAGGTGATGCTGTAGCCCAGCGTTTGCGCTTGATGCTACCTCGCGCAGAAGTATTTTCCCTAGGAAGTAGTCAGCAAGAACAGTCAAAGCGCTGGAAGCATCTTAAGCAGTTGGTAGACCGTCGCCTTATTGGTTGGCCTGCTCACGCTAAAACTCGCCAGTTGCGCCGCTGGAAAAAGTTTTATCAGCAAATGGCTGACCTAGAAGTTAAATTCCAAGGACCTAACTTCCTAGCTGCTGCTCCTGAAGAAGCTCACGCCCATGATGACTTTGCGGATAGCCTAGCGCTAGCATGTGTCTTAACTATGGACTTGTCGATGCCTAGCGTAGAAGTGACCTCAAATCCCTTCTATCGTGGCAGGTAATTTGTATTTATACTGCGAAAATACGTTTTTTGCATAACACTTGTATTTGAGGCCCTCAACCTTTTCTTATAGGAGATATATATGTCAATCGCCCCAGACCCAAAGTTCCCTGAGCGTCCAGGCACAACTTATGACCGCAAGGTCACTGCTGCTGTTCCAGGTCAGCGCGGCCCACTTCGTTTTGAAGAGGGTATCGGCACCGACACTGACGTTCCACAGGAATTCTCAAAGGGTGCAGGACAGGGTTACATCCCTGCTCCAGGTCGCCCAAACCGCAACGCCCCAGTACACACCAAGACTGCTGAAGAGACTATGGGCGAGCGCGCTCACGTTGGCTCGGCTTCTTGGGTAGAATCTCACGACTACCTGTCGGAGTTCTCGGGCTCGTCGTTCCACGACTACGCTGCTAACACAATCGAAGAGGTTGTTCGTAACGGCGCACGTCAGCAGCACCCTAACCCTGCTCAGGTTAACGACTAATAATACTAGCGCCCTGACCCGCCGCTATTTTGGCGGGGGGTCAGGGCTTCTTATTAAGGCGGCATAATGGCACTGATTAGAGGCCAAGAGGTAAAAGAGTCACCAAATAAGGTGCCTGCTAACCCTAAAATGTGGAACATGATTACCATGCAAGCTAAGTCTAAGTTTGCCAAGTATCCTTCTCCTGCAGCCGCCCACTGGGTACACGCTAAGTACACGCAAATGGGTGGACAATTTGTTGACTCCAAAAAAGATGTTGACCCAAAAATGCGTGACCTTGCCCAAGAAAAAATGGATAAGCAAGATGAGCAGCGCAAAAAGAAAGTTACCAAAGATGTTGGTATTAATTTAATTAACAACCAACACTTTAAGCGGTAAATATTTTATTGCGGTACACTAGATACTGAACTTACACGGAAGCGCATTAAAGCATGTCAATTGACTTTTCCCCAGCATCGTATAGGGCAGCCTCATCTGACCTTACGATTTCCATTAGCCCGCTGGGCTTGGTGGAGCTGGCAGACGAAGAGTTTGAAGTTCACGGCCCTCGCCTAAACCGTTATTCAATGAACTGGGCCATGTACCTAGGCCACCACACTTCTTACCGCCGCCAGGCTGGCGAAATGCAAATAGTTCTTAACTATTACCGCGCAATTACAGATTTTATTATTAACTTCACATTCAGCAAAGGTGTGCAGTTTAGAAGTACCAAGGCTACTGAAGCTATTGTCCCTAACTTGCTAGAGCGAGTTTGGGAAGTAGATAACAATAAAGCTACCCTACTATGGGAAATTGGTCAGCAGGGTGGAGTATCTGGTGACTGCTTTATTAAGGTAGCTTACGAAGAAGGATACGAAGACCCTGCTGGTGGAATTCACCAAGGCCGCGTCCGTATTCTTCCACTTAACTCCTCTTTTGCTTTTCCTGAGTTTCACCCGCACGACCGCGAGCGCCTTATTCGATTCAAGCTAAAGTACCGCTTTTGGGGAACTTCGCTAGAAGGTACTCGTCAGGTCTACACTTACACCGAAATATTAACTGACGACACAATCGAAGAATACATCAATGACGAACTTATCTCATCGCGCCCTAATCCGCTTGGCGTCATTCCTGTTATTCATATCCCTAATGTGCGCGTCTCTGGTTCTCCCTGGGGACTAAGCGACTGTAACGAGATTATCGCAATTAATCGTGCGTACAATGAAATCGCTACTGACGTCGCGGACATCATTAACTACCACGCTGCCCCTGTTACCGTAATTATTGGTGCTAAGGCTTCTCAGCTAGAGAAGGGCGCTAATAAAGTATGGGGTGGACTTCCTAAGGACGCCAAGGTCGAGAACCTAGAAGGCGGCGGCTCTGGTCTAAAGGGCGCTATGGACTTTATGGACAAGCTAAAGCGCACCATGCACGAACTTACTGGTGTTCCTGAGACTGCTCTTGGTCAAGCTATGCCTGTATCTAACACTTCGGGTGTTGCGCTTAGCATCATGTTCCAGCCGCTAATGAACCGTTACCACCAGAAGATTGTGCAGTATTCGCACGGTCTAGAGCGTGTTAACGAGCTTGTGCTTCGCACTCTTGCTTACAAAGAGCCTGAGACTCTAACTCTAAACCCTGAGTCCGACACTATTCCTAAGCCTGAGCAGTTAGTGGTTCTTGACCCTAACGACCCAGAAACTTACCGTAGCTACTGCCACTTCCCACCACCACTACCTCTCGACAAGCTAATCGTGCTTAACGAGATTCAGTCGCTTCTATCTCTTGGACTTCAGTCTAAGGAAGGCGCTTTGCGTGACCTTGGTGAAGAATTCCCAGAGAGCAAGCTACAGGAGATTCGTCAAGAACTTATTGACGACGCTTTGGCTGACGGTGCTCTCAAGCTTATCCAGACTGAAATCCAGAATGAAATCATGGAGCTCACTGGAATGGTAGCTGGTGCTGATGGTCAGGCTGCTCCTGCCACACCTGAGCAGGCTGCAATGTCGCAGCAGACACCGTCTACCCCACAGATTCTTGACCCTGCAATCCTCGATGCTGTACAGCTAGGGGAAGGCAAGGTTAGGGAACGCTTGCTGACTGATGCTTATGGAACTAAGCTTCCACAGCGTCAAATCCCGCAAGATTACCAAAAATAAATACATTTACGCTGACATTTAGTTATTAAGGCGTGAAAATAATAATGACAAACTAACGTTCGGTCATATGTGCTACGGGCTTCGGCTCATTCGGAAAACGACCCCAAGAATACAAGGATATAAGCAATGAGTGAAACACAGGCTAATACCGCAGAGGCTTTTGCCGTAGACGCAGGCGTAACCCCGCCAGTAGTAGACGCAGCACCAGCAACTACAGTAAACGCAACCCCTTTGACTGCTGAAGGCAACTCTAAGTTTTACACAGAGGAAGACCTTGCACGAGTTCGTGCGCAGGAGAAGGACAAGCTCTACTCGACCCTAGACAAGTACAAGTCCGAGCTTGACGCAGTGCGTCAGGAACGTGAGGCTGAACTTGCAGCAAAGCGAGCAGAGGACGAAGCTAAGGCCGCTGAAGAGCGCGCTAAGGCAGAGGCTGAGATGGATACTCGTGACCTTCTTACAAAGAAGGAGCAGGAGTGGAAAGCTGAGCTTGAGCGTGTACGCGAAGAAAGCGCTCGCAATTTCGCACTCCTAGAGCGCGAAAAGCAATTCGCAGAACTTTCGGCTTTTAAGCAACAGCGCTTGGAAGCCGAGCGGGATAACATCATCCCAGAACTACTTGACCTCGTGCAGGGAAACACTCCTGAAGAGGTCAGTGCGAGTCTAGAAGGTTTGAAAGAACGTTCTGCTCGTATTTTAGAATCCGCGCAACAGGCTATGCAAGCTGCTCGCAAGGATATGAGGGGTGCGAGTGTAACAGCTCCACCTACAGGGCCACTGGACACTAATTCGCAGCAACAGAACTTTACGGCGCAAGACATTGCGTCAATGTCGATGAATGAATACGCAAACTATCGTGCACGTCTTTTGAGTCCTACGGCTCAGGGTCGTGGACAGGGACTGCTCAACTAAACCCATAAAACCATCGTAAATTTGCCAATTAAAGGAGAAAAATAAATGGCATCAGGAATTACGGGTACAGGCAATCTAGCCGCAGCCCCAACATCCTACTCGGGTACCAATACCCAGCTAACTCAGGCGATTCAGCAGATTTGGTCCAAGGAAATCTTGTTCCAGGCCATGCCAATCCTTCGCTTCGAGCAGTTCGCAGTAAAGAAGACTGAGCTTGGTGTTGCACCAGGTCTACAGATTAACTTCCTACGTTACAACAACCTAGGTTACGCATCGCCACTTGTTGAAGGTGTCCGTATGCAGACCAACGCTCTAACTGCACAGCAGTTCTCGATTACCGTATCGGAGCACGGTTACGCACTCGCTGTTTCGGAGCTTCTCCTTAACGCATCGTTCGACGACGTAATGGCTTCGGCTTCGCGTCTACTAGGCCGCAACATGGCTCTATACCTAGACAAGATTAGCCGCGACACACTGTACTCGGCTACTTCGACCATCTACGGTGAAGACCGCAGCAACCTAACCGCTGTTAACAACTTCTACGCATACGGTAACCTACCAGCAGGTTCGGGCGCAACTGCTCGTGCCAACATGACTGGTTCGTTCTACCTAACTCCTCGTACCGTTAAGGACGCCGTAGAGACCCTTGCAACCAAGAACATCCCTCGTCTAGGCGAGACCTACGTTGCATTCGTTCACCCTCACCAGAGCCGTCGTCTACGCGACATGCCAGAGTTCATCGAAGTCACCAAGTACGCAGCACCTGGTAACTTCATGCTAGGTGAAATCGGTCGTCTATACGACACCGTATTCATCGAGACCACTCAGGTTCGCCGTACCCCAGGTGGTGCTGGTACCAGCTACACCGCTGACACCGCTGTAACCCCAACCATCACTGCTGGTGGTGGCTACATCACTCCAAACGACTACACTGGTAACGGTGGTTCGGACCGCTATGACGCCATCTTCATTGGTGACAACGCATTCGGTCACGCTATCTCGCTTCCAGTTGAGCTTCGTGACGGCGGTATCTTGGACTTCGGTCGTGAGCACGCTCTTGCATGGTACAGCATCTTCGGTCTAGGGCTAATCACGGACCA